CACCACCGATATCGGTGTCCGAGCTCGCATAGACGAGGAACAGGATGCGGCCGACCGCGATCGCATCCTGCGGGATCGCGAGAGCATGCGTCGTGCCCAGCGTGGTCGTGGAGATGCGAGCGATCTCGGCTGGCGTCCCCCCGAGGATGAGCCGCGTCCAGTCATCCAGCAGATGCTCGTTGCCATCGGTGCCGGTCGGCGGATCCGGGTCCTCGTTCGGCTCCGTGCCGCCGCCTGGCGGTGTCCCTCCGGTATCGCCACCACCACCGCTCCCATCGCTGCGGCCGTCTCCGGGTGGCCTCCGGTCACGACTGCGGCCACCACCCGGCATCCGCCCGACACGACGCTTGTCGGTGTACGAGACACGCGAGAACAGGTATGCCGTGTCGTCCACGTCGTGCGGGTCGACGGCCGTGAGAGTGACCTGCTCGGCGATGTAGTGAGCGTCGATGGCCCACAGGTCATTGACGAGGTTGAAGCGCATGCCGGCTCGCAGACCGGGCTCGTGGATGAGGAGCTCGCCGTGGATCTCCGGCTCGTCGTTCTGGTCATTGACACGGCGGCCAGCTGCCTCGGCCTGTGCCTCGGTCCGGATGCTGAGGTCGGTGATGGCGACCTCCTGGCGTCCATAGTCGTCGATGCTGTCCCCACTCGGGACCCAACGCCGGATGCCGTCACCCTTGACGCGGACCGCATTCTTGAGATCCTGCGAGTCACGCGGATGGCGAAGCTCGCTGTACGGGAACGTCGCCGCATAGTCGGGACTCGTATCGGTCAGGTCGAACGGTGCCGTGGACGACTCCTGGCGGAACAAGTGCAGATCCGGTGCCCCGCCGTCATCCGGCCCGAAGTCGACGTAGAAATGCAAGATCAACTCGTCGGCGACCGACTGGAGCGCCTCCCGCACGGACATCTGCTCGTAGTTGGCCCGCTCGACGTTCTCGCTAGGCAGGTTGACGCCAGCGGTCGTGACCGCGAAGTTCAGGTGATCGAGGATGAAGGCGACCCGATCGGCAGCCGACTCACGGGGCCGGTCCCGCTGGTACGTGATGACCGAGTCCTCGAGTTTGGCGGTGTAGTCCTGACCTGCGATCTCCCACAGCTTGATGCGCTGCGGCTTCGGATCGAGGAAGGTCTTGGTGACGACCCGGAGATGACCGGCCCAGATCTTCGTCCCGTCGAACTTGATCCAGGCCTTGTCTTCGTTATCGAAGATGATCCCGGTGTCGTACCTGACACTGGCTGCGAAGGTCGAGAGCCCGTCAGGATGAAGCTCGTCGATGCTGATCGTGTTCAGCAACGGGTGGAAGTCGAAGCCCTGCGTGACGTTCCGGAACCGCCAGGTCCCCCTGCTCGGGTATGGCATCAGCGCTCACGCGAGGCCAGGCGGGTCGCCCTCCGCATCTTCCGGTCGAGCTCGCGCAGGCCGTGGTCGTCAGCGATCAGAGTGCCGATGTGCAGATGGACATCGCCGCGCCCACCACCGACTGCTGCTGCTGCTGGCATCATCGCTGGGGCGGAGTGCGGTCGCATCGCTGTCCCGAGCGAGTCGCCCAACTTATGCTGCGAGAGGCCTGCTGCGAACAGCTCGGTCCACTTCTGGCCCCACCCCTCCGGGCCACCCCCCTTGCTGCCCGGTCCCTTCTTGGTAGGGGAGCCGACACGCATGAAGTCCTGGATGGATGCCATGACGTTGGTCGCACCCGACTCGATCGCAGCGATGGCATTCTTCCGGGCCAGCCCTGCGGCGAATGCTCGGGTGACATCGGCTCCCCACGCACCCGCCCGCGGGGCGAGGCCCTGGAAGGCCCGAGCCACGAGGCGTGCTGTGCGCTCGGCCTGGGCGATCGCAGCATCGGCTGCGGCTCGGGCCTGCTCTTTCGTGTCGCGGCTCATGTCGCCGAAGATGCGCCGGTTGTGATCGCGCATCCCATCCTGATCGTCACCGATCTTGCGGCGAGTCGTATGCACCAGCTGCTGGTAGCTGTTCAGATTGAGGCGCTGCTTTGCGACGGCAGCCGTCCATGCTGCGATCGCGAAGGGGTCGCCGACCTTCTTGGCCTTCTGCAACCGCTCGGTCGCCGCAGCAAGGCGATTGCGCATGTTCCGGATACGCGTCTCGGGAGCGATGATCTTGTCGCCCGCAGCCAGCGCAGCCTTCACACTGCCGAAGCCCTGGCGGATGGCGTCCTCGATGTCGTCGAACGACCCGGTGACCTCGGTTGCAACACCACCGAGGCCCTCGGCCCAATCGGAGACATCGGTGGTCGTCCCACCGAGGAGTGCCTTGATCCGGTCGGCCATGCCGGTCGCCATCAACTCCTTGGGGCCATTCAGGATGTCTTCCCAGGCGGACCGAGTGGTCGGATCCGCAGCAGCAGCTCGTACACCCGAGGCAATGAGCGCCAGTTGCCGCCTGATCTCGGCCTCGGTCTCCTCCAGCTGCGTCAGGCCGGTCGCCTCCGGGAAGAGGACGATCCCCTCACCCTCCTTCTCGCCGAACAACTGGGTCGCATGACGGATCCGCTGTTGGGCAGCCTCGACCTCGGCGAGCTGCTTCTCCATCTCGGCCTTCGAGAAGGTCCCGATCCTGATCGCCTCGGTCTGCTTCGCGATGCCCTCGATCTGGCCGCGAACCTGATCCCAGACTTTCATCATCTCCGGTGCGAAGACCAAGATCGCAGCAGCAGCAGCCGCCAGCCCGAAGGCCCGCCCGAACGTCAGACCGAGCTTGTTCGCGACGCGTCCGATCGGCCCACCGATCGAGTTTGAGAGCGCAGTCGCGAACTGGTCGCCGCCCGGGATCATGGCTGCGAGGAAGCGCCCACCGAACTTGATCGCCATGAGCCCCGTCAGGGCCGTGATAAGTGGCGTGACGACGTTCGTGACCTGCGGGAAAGCCTTCAGCGCCTCGCCGAGCATGTCCACGAGGTTGCCGCCATGCTCGACGACGCCGCGCAGGATGGGCATGAAGGACCGCCCGAGGGTGATCGCGACATCGTTGACGCGGTTCCAGAAGAGCTGCATCCCCGAGTCGAGCGTCTCGAACCGGCGCTCAGCCTCGGCCATCATGGCGGTGTTCTCTTCCCAGGCCGTGTCCGAGATGCCAAGGCTACCGGTGAGATTGCCGATGTTCCCGGTCAGTTTCGAGATCAGGTCACTGACGCGGATGCCCTTGAGCCCGAGCAGCCCCTTGGTGAGCATCTGGTCCTTCTCGGAGAGCTCAGAGAGCCCGGAGAGGAAAGCCGTCAACGCCTGGCTGGATGACTCGCCCCAGAGCTCCTGGAAGGCCTCCCGGGTCATCCCAGCCGTCTCGGCGATGGCATCGAGCTTGTTCGTCCCGAGGATAGTCGCCTGCTGGATCGTCTTCGCGAACTGCTGGAACGAACCGCCTGCGGCCTCGGGCTGGATACCGACGTTCGCCATCGCTGAAGACCAGCCGAGAATCTCCTGAGTCGAGAAGCCGATGAGCTTCGAGGTGCCGGAGATGCGATTGGCGACTTCGAGGATCATGGACTCGAACGAGGCACCCTTATTGCCCAGGTCGACGAGTGCAGCCCCGAAGTTGTCGTAATCCTCCGCAGTCAACCCGATGACGGTCCCGATCTGCCCTAGTGCAGTCGCCGCGTCTTGGGCGACGACATCGGTGGTCGTGCCGATGATGGCCGTGACGCGGGCGAACTCGACGAGATCATCCCTGGCGATGCCGAGCGCACCGCCCGCCTCGGCCAGTCCTGCCAACTCGGTCGCGGTGATGGGGATGACCTTCGCCAGACCACGCAGGCCTTCCTCGAGCTCGCCGAATGCCTTGGCCTCCTGCTCGGCCGACATCCCCGCCGTATCGACGGTCTTCTTGACCCCAGCGAAGGCCGTCTCCCACTCCCGCGCAGCATCCAGCGTGCCGATGAGTGCACCCGTGACCGCACCTGCTGCCAGGCCCATCGCCAGGTCGGCACCCTTGCCGAAGCCGGTGATCGACTTCTGCGCTCGCCCCAGCCCGGTATCGAACTCGCGGGAGTCGATCCCGAGGACCGCGATGAGCCGACCAAGCGGTCCAGCCATCTAGGCGACCTTCTCGATCAAGGCCCACACCATCCGGCCCACGGAGTCCAACACCCTAGCGATGGTCGCATCGAAGGCAGGCCGCAGCGTCGGCACGGCTGCACGGGTGCGCCCAGCATGGGTGGTGCCGGACTGGAACTGTGCCAGGCTGCGCTTGGTGGAGCCGAACTCGAAGCGGCCCGCATACTCCCGCGGATGCGCCTCGCCCTCAGACAGGGGCACATCTTTCAGGCCCACCACCGCAGTCGCTCCGTTACGGCCAGGTCGTGCCAGCACGTCGATGGCTTCGGCGTAGTGGGCGACGCCAGGGCCGACTCCGACCTGGGATCGGACGCGCATGCGCCACTCGTCTGCGACGATCTCCTCCGAGACCTTCGCGACGTTCGCGAGCTCCTCATCGCGGACGGCCTTCTCGATCAGGTTGAGCTTGGCGGACAGTTCCTTCGCTCCACGCAGGTAGCCGCGCGTGGTGACCGCTCCGGCACGTCCTCCAGCGACTCCGTAGGCGGTCCGAGTGACCCGCACAGAGCGACTGCCGGGCATCAGTCGGGCTTCCGGTTGTGCTTGGAGTTCGCCGCGTATCCGGCCATGACGGCGGCGAACGACTGCTCCCGCTCCATGCGCGACGGCGCATACGGGTTCGGGACGAAATCGTCGTACGTGAACGGTCGTGACCGCTGGAACAGGCGCATGTTGACGTTGTGCATCAGCGTCACGAGGATCCCCAGCAATCGCACCGTCTCCGCGGCAGGGTCGGGCTCGAGCTGCTCGAAGACGAGCGACTCGGTGAACTCGCGGGAGGTCATACGCGGCATCACCTCCCGCGGACTGATATGACCCGAGCGCCGGGTCAGTCGGAGCCAGTGTCGGCGCTCGGGGTCGCTTTTAGGGCCTCCAGGGCCTCCACCGCAGCATCCTCGCCCACCCCGGACAGGCGCGCACAGACGAGGAACAGCCGCACGATGACGGCATTGTTCTTCTCCATGAGTGCGGGAGCCTGGGCCTGGGAGCCGATGTGCTCGCCAGCCTCGTTGACCATCGACTCCACGATGAGCCGGCACTGGAACTCCAGCGCATTCGACTCGTCGATGGTCTTGTTGGCCTTGCGCATGGCGGTCGCGATCCGGTTGCGGGCCAAGCCATCGATGGAGACGAGCCGCACCGAGCGACCCCACTCCGCAATATGGACCGTCTCGTACTGGCGATCGTCGATGCCGAGGATGTCATCGAGCGACCCGATGACATCGCCCGCAGGCCGCATCTGCCCATTGGCAGCCGCCTCCGCGACGGCTGCCTGCAACTCCACTCCCTCGACAGCGTTACGGCTACCCATCAGGAGCCCCAAGACAGGGCAGGCTTCTCGGTCGGCCGGATCTCCACATCGACCATGTTGATGTCCGTGACCGCAGCATTCAGCCCGAACCGGCGCACGAATCCGGGGAAGGTCGCGATGACGCCGTTCGTATAGGTCACGACGAACGTGTTGATCTCCTGCGGGGACGCTGCCCACGAGTCGTAGAGTGCCTGCTGGCCGGGAGCACCCGGAACGGCATTCATGGGGAACGAGATGGCACCCCATCGCTTGATGGACGGGAGCACCTCCTCGCCCTGGTCCGGCGAGTCATGGGAGGTGACATCGATCTCATCCGAGCTGAACTCGAGGCCCGAGATGTCGCGGGCCTCCTCGACGGGCGTCGCGTCGATGGTGATGATCGCGCCGATCGCGGCGACTGCATCCGACATGTCGGTATCCTTCCTTAGCTGCCGGGTACGGCCAGGTGGCCGATGATGAGGTCCTGGATGGCCCGGTAGAGGCCCGAATTCGGCTCCTCGTCCCAGTCATCCAGGCGGATATCGGGACGGACGGAGTCGATCTCCACCGTTCCCCATGTGCCGCGGAACCCCACGGCCAGATCGTTCAGGGCATCGCAGAGTGCCTCGGCCCCGTCGTAGGTCGAGTCGTAGCAGCCGAACTGAACGCGAGTGAAGGCATGGCGGTTACCCGTATGCGTCGGGTGATCCTGCATGGTGCTGTGGCTGATCGTGGGCAAGTCGCTGATGATCTGATACGTGATCGCCGGCAGCTCCACCTCCTGCGGCAGGGCCAGGGGATAGATGCGGTCGCCTACCAGCTGGTCGAAGAAGTCGAAGATGCCGGCACCCAGGCTCATGCGGCAGCCTCGCTCTGATCATAGAGCCCGACCAGGCCCATCACGAGCGCTGCGAGGCCAACCGCTGCGATGAAGCCGAAGGGGTCCCACTCGGCAATCGCCCGCGGCATCGCATAGCCGACCACGAATGCCAGCCCGATCGCGAGTGCCGCGACGCCAGTCTTCATGGCGTCACCCGCTGCGCGACGACCACCGTCGAGCGGCGGCCAAGGGTCGGCTCGATACGAACGATGTCATATACCGCGACTCCATCCTGCACCGCCATCGTATCGGTGACGGTGCGCCGGTCGCCTGCGACGATGATGCGATAGAGGTCGGTGGTCAGGGTCATGCGCTCCCCCCGGTTCTCATCCGTCTCCACGATGACCGTAGCAGGCAGGTCTGTCAGGCCAGTGACGTTCTCCCAGCTGCCAACGACCTGCTGCCCCGCAGGGGTGCGCGTCCACTGTGCCTCCTGGAAGGTCACCCGCTGGCGGTAACGCCTCATGCGAACACCGCTGCTGGCCGGAGCAGCTCGAGGATAGCCTGGCGCTCATCCTGGTGGTTGCCGGAGTAGGACTCCTGCCACGGGCCCGCGGACTGACTGGACATGCCAGGCTGGTGGTTGAGGTCGCACTGCATGAGCTTCACGAGCGTCATGATGTACTCTGCCGCACTGGCATCGGAGATGTACTCGACGGTCGTGCGGTTGCCCCAGAAGAACCCTCCCAGGCGGTACACCGTTCGCCCATCGACGAGGTAGTCCTCCGCCTCGAGCTCGGTATCGGTGCTGCCGAACGTATCGGTCACGAGGGTGATGCTCCGGGCAGGCTGCTTGAGCGTGATCATGGTCATCCCGTAGACTCGGTGCGCCTCGGTGCTAACGCCCATCGGGCCAGCCCAACGGATGATCGCAGCCTCGTTGGCATCGAGCATCACCTTGAGCACATCGTCCGAGTGCGGCACGTCCTCCGTCAGATACTCCTTGAACTGATCAGGCGTCAGGATCATGCCGCCACCTCGTACGGACTGGGGGTCGGGAACAGGCTCTTGAGCAGAGGCCGCACCACCCCGAAGGTCGTATCGCTGCTGGAGAGGAACGGCCCTGCCGGGATGGGATGGCTGCGGCGACGCACCTTGACATCCTCCGCCTGTTCCCCGAGCGCACCAGCCAGGTTGCCATACATCGTGCGCCATTCCGGCAGAGTCGGGCCGGTCAGCATACCGAGGATCCGAGCGAGCTTCGCCCGCCAGACGGCAACCGGGATATGCAACGTCCAGGCCAGCGGCTGCTCATACCCCATCTCCGTGAGTCGCTCTTGGGCGACCCGGAGGTGCGTCTTGTAGGCTCCCCCTGCGGTCTTGACGCGCTCCGCAAGGGGTCCCGCATGGTAGGTCGGCACGGCAAGCACCGGGTCCATCACGTAGAAGTCGTCGTTGAAGACGATCATCCGGTCGGCCTCGACATGCTCGCAGGCGAGCAGCAGGTTCGCGACGGCATTGGCCTGGTCGCCGGTCCCAGTATTCCCGGGTACGTACTCGACTCCGGTCACCCATGGCGGCTTGTGGCCCACGACCCAGACTCGCTCGTGGGGCAGGTTCCGCAGACTGCGCAGGGAGTAGCGGAGCTCCTCGTTCTTGTCGCCGGGTCGGACATAGTAGACGATTTCCATCAGGCTAGGGCTGCCTTGACGGCCTGAGCCTCGGCATCGAAGTCGACCTGGGACTCGAAGCGCTCGCGAATGGCGACTGCCATCGCATCGTGTCGTTCCGGATCGGCCGTGATGTCCCTCCACAGACGGAGAGCCTGCGGAGGGGCATGACGGTCGAGGTCGATACAGGTCTGCCCATCCTCCCAGAGCGGCTCCCCCATCAGGCCTGCGTAGTAGCTCGCATGGCCGATGAGCGGTCGCCCCGCATGAGCTGCTGCGAACAGGACGTGCCCATAGCCATCGCCAGGGCGTGCTCCCTTGTAGCCTGCCTTGTCGTGCCAGACGAACCCAGCAGCCTGCATGCGCTCAGCGACCTTCGACATCGGGGCGAGGTAGCCACGATCACGCGGACTCTCGGCCTTGACGGCAAACCAGTCGACCCCATCCGCCTCGGCCAGCCAGCGGTATGGGCCGGAGGTCTCATCCAGGCGGAGCATGAAGCTCGCGACCGCATGGCGCTCCTGGACCGGCTGGAAGCCGAACAGGCTGGTATCGAACTCCTGATGGTGGATGAGAGCTCCCGGCACCTTCGCACTTGCGAGGACGACCTGCCCAGGGATACGCTCGAGCCTCCGGTGGGCATCACCGATGTGGTGGACGAACCGGGCTCCTCGCTTACGCGCTAGCGCTGCGAAGGTCCGCTGGTGCGCTCCCAAGGAGGCCACGACCACATCCCACGGTGCAGCCTCGAACTGCTCGACGGTTACCATCTTGCGGGGCCGGCCGGGGTACTCGGCCTCGGTGCGCTCCCAGTGGTCGCCCATCTGGACAGCGTCGGGGAAGTCGAGGTAGTCATCGGCGGTCCAGCCTGGCGTCGCACCGGTCATGCGCCAGCCGTTGTACTTCCAACTCGTGCCGATGGGCGAGTACAGCTGCCAGCCGAACCGATCCTCGAACAGGATGGAGAGTGCCTCCCAGAGCGCCGGATGGTGCCAGTCCGCGAAGACCCGGAGCTTCGGCTCGGTGAGTGCCCGTAGGCGACGCATATCGGCACCCTTGCCGCGGGCCTGCCAGCGCTGCCACCAGAGCTTGTCCCGCGGGATGAAGCGCCGCGAGCGGTCGTAGGTCGGATCCATCTCCCCCTTGCCCGCCATCGGGTGGAGGTGCTCGATGAGGATGTGCGGGAAGTAGCGGGCGCAGCCGGACGCCCAACCCAGCTGCGCCCAGTAGTCATCCATATAGTAGTGCCGCGTTGGTGGGCACAGGCCCATCGCATCCACGATCGGGCGCGACAGCCACCAGTGGGAGGCCTTCTCTTTCTTCGGCCAGGGGTGGTCCCAGCCGTCGTCGCCCCAGGCGATACCGATACCCGCAGTGAGCCAATCATCGAGCATCCGATCCCACCCCGGAGTCCGGAAGCGCACGTCGTCGCCGATGACCCCGATGCTGGTCGCAGTCCCGAGGACGCGCGTATCGGAGGCGACCTCCCGCAGCGCATTGCCAAGCGAGCCACCCCGGACCCGATGCGTGCCGGCCGGATACTCCCCGCGGGTCGGGTCGTCCGTATCGACGAGGAACACGAGCCGACTCTCAGGATCCCAGCGTGTCGCGAGGAACGAGCTCAGCGTGGCAGCAGCCGCCTTCGGGCGACCGCGACTGGGGCACAGGACGAGCGTGCTCACCATGCCCTCGCAGTGCGGCCATCGACATCCGGCTTGGTGGCCCACAGCGGCACGTCCCGACCCCAAGGAGTCGTGAACGTCTCGCGGCCCGGAGGCCCACCCCACTTCGCGACGTAGGCCTGGCGGTTGAGCTGCCAGGTGCGATGGTTCGCCGTCGCGAGTGCGGGATCCGAGCGTGTCGTCGCTCCATGCTGATCCACATCGCCCTCGCCCTCGCGGCACCAAGCACCCTCGATGACGGGGATACCGGCAAGGAAGCAGCGGCGAGCATAGTCCGTATCGTCGAAGTAGAGCGGCCAGAAGGACCACTCGTCGAACAGGCCGACCCGTTCGACCACTGCCCGCGTCAGGGCCACCGAGGTCCATTCATGATGGTGAATGACGGGCTCTTCGGTGCCCATCTCCGAGCAGAGCAGCTCGAGCTTGCCCGGTTCGAACCATGCATCGTCATTGACGAGCAGCCACCATGGGGCATCCGGGGTCTGCATGATCCCGAAGTTCAGTGTGCCGGGCCAACCCAGGCTCTGAAACGGTGGGGCCATGACTGCCACACCCTCCCGCTGGTAGCCGGTGCGCCCATTGTCGACGACCAGCACCCGCTCAGCGGGGACATCCAGACTGCCGAGCAGCCGATCCAGCAGATCGGGCCGGTTCATGGTGGAGGTGATGACCACCGGGATCACCGCGGGACCAGCACGGCCAGGCCCCAACGGGACTCGTGGACGCGCTCCAGGCGGTAAGGGGTCAGGTTCTCTGGCAGATACGGCAGGGCGACGTAGCCATCGACGGCCAGGCGGACTCCCGGTGTGAGCGCATACAGGTAGTCGTGCAGGAGGATGACCTCCGGAGACAGCTCGGCAGCCCGGATGAGCTCGAGTACGGTCTGCCCGAACTCGTGTGACGAGTCGATCATCACGAGCTCGGCGCTCTCGGGCAGCTCCACCTTGGCAGCATCCCCGTGGACGAACCGGAACCGCGGATCCTTCCGCACCTGCGGGGGGACGGGCGCATCCGGATCGATATCGACACCGTACAGCGTGCCCTCCGGGTCCATGCTGGA